AGTTCCATGTTGCCATTGCCGTCGTATGTCCCGACTATCAGAACGTATGACCCGGTATCCGGTGGAGAAGTGATTATTTGGCCATCGTTCGAGTCACCACTAACACTAAATCGAAGGTCGGTATTATCAATGGACCAAATTGCCGACCAATTGTCGTTACCGTTACGCGAAGAAACCCAATGCGATCTATCATTCGGCCCATCCCACGCATCTGCCTCAACCCACACCGCGATACTGAAGGCGTCGCTGGCGGTGAACGCGAGGCTTGAAGGTGTCCCGATGTCCACCCACTCGGAACCCGTGAGGTCAATCGCATAATCTCCCACCGCCGAGTTGGTAGTGAACTGCGGGTCGTTAACGCCTGTAGCATCGTTGTCACCCCAACTGTCCACGAAGTCCTGCTCGAACTCGTAGCGCGTTATCCCGCTGTCAGGTATAGCAGACAAGACCTGTCCATCAAGCAAGCTATACCAGTCAGTAAAACTGCTTGAATCGACCTGTACTGGAACAAGATAATCAGTCGCCAACTCACCCGTGCGGATTTCGTACACATCGGGGCTGTCCACCTCCTCAATCGCTGGCAAATCGGCGAACTCGTTGATATCATCCAGTGTGACGATGTTCCCCGTCCCACCAAACGGCGCAAACGCGCGACTACTCATCTTGGACTACCTCGTAGCTCTGGTTTTCGTCCAGTACAAAGAAACGTGTTCCAAGCGGGTACTCGTCGGCACTCGGCAAGTCATCAAGCGTTGCGACCCGTTCGGTCCCTACTGATGCGACCGGACCAATATAGCGCAAATCATCGGTTGACGTTACACCGTCCTCATCAGTGTCGAACTCCCAAATAACCGTGTACGGCTTGACCTGCGCCATATCCTCGATGTTGGAACGAGTATCAAGCAACACTTCGTCGGCATCATCGCGGGAGTTGTCCGTTCCTTCATCATACACCGCATCCGGGTCCCAACCCAACACGACTTCTTGTCCGGCTGTATCAGCGTCCAACGTCACGGTTGTCTCTTCGTCTCGCGCCAGCCAGCCGTCCACGAACGCTTCGCCGGGGTCGATAGTCACCTCAAGAGAAGTAGTGCTGGTTGTTGCATCGAACTCGGCGAACATCGTCTCGTCCAACGTCCCGAACCGTTGTGCTGATACAGTTGGTCGAGAAGCACGAATAATGTAGTCATTGCCGGGCGAGCCAGCAGCTTCACCCATTTCGATTCCTCTGTACCGACTTCCCATTGCGCCCGGTTGAACTCTGTCAGTCATGTTGTATCACCAGTTAGGCCGCCTGTGACTGGTCGAGATACGTAATCTCAATAGTCACTGTCACTGCAAAGTCGGACGTTTTCGGGTCGAGTCGGTCTTCGGGGTCGTCCAACAACACCCGGTTGAACGCCATGTCATCCGAATCTGCCGGGTCGTCCGTCGTAACCAGTCCTGCTTCAAGCAGGCTTTCACCCACTGCATCGTCCGACTGAATCAAAATCGTCGCGGCATACGTGTCCTCTTCTTGTCGCGTAACGTGGTCGTCAATCTGCTGGCGGTACACCTCGTTTTGCAGATGTTCTTGGTCGGGGTCGGTTGCGGTGTCATCATCACCGAACGCCATGTGGGTTGCTTCCTCGTTGGCGGTCTCCAAATCGGGATTGATGAGTTCAGCCAACACCTCCCGATACGGCTTCACAATCACGTTGTGTTCCGTAAAGCGACCAGCCGGTGAAACCATAGCATTGCGAAGCTCCGTGATTTTCGCCTGTCGTGAAAGCTCGCTCCAGTTCGGGATTTTCTCGGATAGCTCCGCCACATCCCACAGTTCGACCGTTACGTTGTCTCGAACCGCGTTTACCACGCTGTACCCCGTTGGTTCTTTGATTGAACCGCTGTCGTTCGGACCAATCGCGCCATGTGCTTTAGGCGACTGGTCAGTTGAGTCGTTATTTTGAGTCATTATCGATTGTATTACTATCGTATCAGGATAAGTGTTTGCGCCAGCTATTCAACTGCGGTCCACACGCCGTACGACCACAACCCTTCGTCGTAGAAGTACTCCGTTACTTCATCGGCCAATCTGGTGGTAGAAGTCCAAATATCAAAGCCCATCTTGCCGTTGTTGTAGAACAGTTCCTCGGTTTCGTGGCCAGTAAGCACGGCTTTATCGGATGGCGTTAGTTGTTCAACAACAGCGTCGGCTGTTTCACCAACTGCCGTGTCAGCGATTGCTGCTAATTCAGTTTGAGCATCGGGTACTGACACGGACGAACCATCGCTGAACAGCACCGTCTCAACATGGAACTCGTCGGGAAGGTCAGTAAACCCAGTCCAGATGTTGATTCCCCATTTTCCCTCATCCCAAAACAGTTCTTCGACCGCATCAGTTGCGACGCGGTGGGCGTCATCAAGTGCGGTTGCATCGGGCTGGACGGTTTGATCGGACGAGGGGATTATGTGAGCGTCCGTGATTGCGGTAGTATCGGTTGTCACATCGTCGTCGGACGGCCCAACCGTTACCGAGTCATCGAACAGTACCACCGATGTGGCGTCTACGGTAACGCGAATCCCGATATCCACGCCTGCTGCCGTGACCTCTCGAACAATATCAATAAGCGCACCGGGTGAGATATTCTCCTCGAAATCCGATGGCAGTTCGAGTTCGATAAACGCGGGGAGGAAGTCATACGGTTCGTCAAGGCCGATCTCCTCAATATCCGTGCCAAGAATCACGGCCACCACTTCGCGGATTTCCGTTACGGTCCCCGACGTGATTTGACTTCGTAGTGCAGTTTTCAGGCGGCCTCGAAACTCATCGAGTGTTTCGTTTTGTCTGCGCTCGATATCAAATATCGATGCTAACCGTTCGAGAGCCGGTGCATCAGCCGTATCAATGAACTTGTTCTGTTCAACATCATCGAGAACGGATTCGTGATCGACAAACTCGCCTTCAAGCGAGTCAAGCAGTGCAGACCAGTAGTCCGACTCCGAATCATACGGTGTTTTCAGCGAGTCTTCCAATCGTTCACGTGGAGTCGGGCTGTTACTCACTGATAGTCACCTCAGCTTCGTCGGTCATAGCGACTTCCAGCGTATCAATACTGACGTTATCTCGTGCCAGTTCCGACTCCGAAACGCCAATATCCACGTCAGCTTGAATCACGCCACGAATTTCCATCACGCGATTCTTTACTTGGTCGTAAATCACGTCTTCGCCAATATCCAGACCGGGTGATGTAAGACCAGTTGAATCCTCACCACCGATAAACCGGATAATATTGTCCGTGATTCGGATATCGCCATCATCGGGAAACGAGCTACTGGTCGTCAAGTTTGCATCGACGGCGATTGTTACTTCAGTGGCCTTCTCGAAACGTTCAGTTCGAGTGCGACCGTCTTCGGACTCCGCCGTACCCGTTTCGGCACCAAACGATTCGAGACCAGCTCCACGTGACTCGAAGATTGCTTGTGCAACAATATCGTTGGCATCTGCTGAATCGTCGAACAGCTCAGGAGCGAAAACAGTTACCTCGGGACCATAGCCGTCATCGGCATCCCTGATCTCTTCGACTCTGACAGAAATAATGCGGTCATCCCAGCGGATAATCGAACTCTCCATTGCGGGAACTGTACTAACACCACCCTCAGCCAGTGTATTCTGATACCGAAGTTTGAACTCTGCATCAGACTCCTCATCCCGACCAACAACAAACCCTTCATCGGGGTCGCCTGTTGGAAGTGGGTTCGTTACTGAATCAATGCCTGATACGGGCGCGTCAAACCGGACAATCGTATTAGCCGAAACGTTGGTTTCTTCGCCCAACCATTCCTTATCCAGTGAAGTCTGCCACGGATTCAACGCCTCTATCGAGGCAGTTACAGTTGTCTGGTCAGTAAACAGCGTGACGCTTTCAGTTGTTTGAAACGGAATAGCTGGTCGCTGGTCCGTCCGTCTGGTTGTGACAACTGTTCCTTCGGGAATATCAATATCCCGCGGTGCAGGCGAATCACGACTAAACTCCACTACGCCCGTTGCGCCACGAAGCTGGTCACGTGAAAAGCCAGCCAGTGCCAACTGCTTGTCCAACTGTTCGCCAAACGCATCCTGATAAAACGAGGCGTAGTACGCGGCCTCTGCCGCATCCCATTGGGTTGCGATTTCAACTGCTACCGCATCGATTATCTGCGTGATTGGCGAACTCGGGCGGAGTTCAATATCCTGTCCAAGCGTCTGCTCGAACGTCGATTTCATCTCCGCTCGAATCTGGTCGATTGATTTCTTGCGAAACGTTCCGTCGGACTGGACACCATACTCGGTGACTGTTTGGTCAGTATCGTTGGTACTCATTAGTCTATCCTCGTGGTGAACGCAACTGGGTCTTCAAACTCAACCAGTTCAACCGCAATAGCCACATCACGAGACCGCGACCCATCAGGCTCGGATATCTCGATTTCCTCGATTGACTGTACACGGTCATCACGGTTGAGTGCGGAACGAAACTCACGCTCAAGTACTTCATTGGGCGCACCGATTACATCGAACAGACGGAGTCCGTGGTTTGGAGCAAACGGGTCCTCGCCACGAATCGTTTTGAGCGTGATTTTGAGTTCTTGGACAACGCTGGCTCGCCCACTCAACATGACAAACC